ATTTTTTAGGTTTTCTTCAAATTCTTCAACTTTAGGTCCCTGACCTATAAATCCACTATCTAATACTTCTCCAACTTTTTCTTTAGCAGTTGGGGCCATAAAAACTTTAAATAAGGGTATCATAAAATTCGTTTTGTTTTATTTGTTTTTCTATTGTTTTAGGGTGATAAATAGCATACATTTCAGACTTAGGTAAGGGAGCATATGTAGAATGTCCATAAAGTTTCTCATGTACTTTATTTCCCCAATAAATTTCTTTTTTATTTTTCCAAATTCTCCATTGGTAATCAGGCCAATTAATCCAACCTTGACTATCTACTCTCCACCCCCATTTAGCAATATGTTCCTCTTCCATGTCTTTAACTGTATTTACTCTGGGGACTAAATACACTTCATTATGTGGGTTGCTTTCAAGTAAATTGGGAAGTAAATCAATTAAAACTCTATGTGGTACTTCATCAGCATCTAATTGAAATATGTAATCTCCAGAACACATTTTTTTTAAATAATTTTTCCATTCAGCAAAATGATTTTTAAATGTTTTAGCTTCACAAATACAATCTTTTTGTAATTGTAAATAATTCCAAACTTCGGCTGTTCCATTTCCTTTATCAAATAGAACAACAATTTCATCTTCGTTTCTTTTTACTTCTTGAAGTAAAGTTATTAATCTTTTTACTTCAAAAAATTCATTACAAACTGTAATTGCATAACTTATTTTCATCTTATTCAGGTAAAATTCCTATAAAAGAAAGTGCATCCATATAATCTCTTTCACTAAAAGTTTGTAATGTAGACATATCCATTTTATGTGTTTGCCCCTCAACTTTAGCTTCATCATCTTCTTGTAACTCTACAGCTTTAACTGCAGCCCAACCCCATTCTTCTGAATTAGGACCATTTGCAAATACCATTCCTTTATCTTCAATATTAATAGTATTAGGGATCCATATTAAATCCGTTTCTGGGTCAGTCCAAGCTAAATCTTTATATAATTCAGGTAAGGTAGATATTTGTTCATTATAAAATTCAGAATTTTCCTTCATTAAACTGTTAGTCCAAAAACCACAGGATAAACTTAAATAATTAGTAATTTCTTTATTAATTTCTACTTTATAACATAAATCCCCTCCTGATTTGGGACAATTTATTATTTCATCATATTGCATATTAACTTAATTTAGGTAATTTAACATTAGAATTAATTTCTGGTAGTTTTAAATCTACTTGTTGGGCAAATTTAGGTAAATTAGCATCTAATACCTTACCAACTAATTCTTTCATCTTATCAAAACTAAAATTAGTTTTAACATAGTGACCTTGTTGTTTAGCCGGTACTACAAATTTTTTATATTTTTGGTAAACATCTCTTAAGGTTTTACTAGCTCTTCTTTCATCAACACCAAACCATAGGTAGTCCTTTAATAACCATTTATTGGCAGCTGAAGGATGTACATTTTCTAGTTTACCAGGTAATAAAGCAGTAAAATTAGGATTTAAAAAGTCTAATTGGCCTGACCATCCTGAAGCAATTACTGGTTTTTTAGATAAGCAAAATTCCAATAATGGTCTACCAAATCCTTCTCCCTTAGTAAAACTTACCATAGCTTTAATTTTAGAATGGTTATAAAGTTCATTCATATCACTATTAGAAAATTCACCCTGTATCAAATAAACATTAGGTAAATCTCCTTGGACTTGAGATCTTATTTTGTTAATTCTATCCAGTATTTCATTTCTACTCATATAATTCTCTAAACCAGTTGATGTTTTAAGAACCAAAGCCGGTTTTATTTTTTTATTTTTAAATGTTTCAAAAAACGTTTTAATCATAAAACCAACATTTTTTCTATCATGTCCTAAATCACCCTGCATCCACATTCCAACAAATAAAAAACAAAATGATTCCTTTATTTCACTTAAATCTAAATTATTTTCATTAGATGGAATAAATTTATAAGTGTCTAAATCTGCTCCCTCAAAAATCACATGAATGGGTTTCTCGGATTTTAATTTTTTACCAGTAGGTTTTTTAGTTCTTTCATCAATAGTATCAAATTCAAGATTTTGAAATGTATTTCTACTATGTTTAGAAGATACAAAATTCATATCCATTCTATTTAAACCCGCAATCCAGTCTCCTTGGCACCCAGTACTTTCAATACCCGCAGTACAACCAATATTAAATTTACCATAAGGTTGAAATTCATTAGGGATAGTTATTTGCATCCAAATATCTGGTTGAACCCCCTGGGGTACATTAGGTACTGAATAGTCATGTAAAAATTTCCATGATTCATGGTCTTCACAAAAACCCCAAGACGTATCACCCCATTTTTGAGATAATAGTTTTACTTCGTATTTATCTAATTCAATTATTGCCTTAACAATATCTCTAGCTCTTGCCCCATAACCACTGTAGGTATCAAAAGGACAACTTATATAAAAAAGTGGTTTATTCATTAGTATACTATATTATGGTTTAAAAAATGACCCTTATAATCATTAGTATTAGTTATTTCAATTTTAGGTCTAGGTTCCCAAGTTTTAAATAATTCATCAAGGGCATCTAATACTCTTAATCCCTGTCTTTCAGATGTAAATCCTGCTTCATCACTAATAGCCCATTCTCTTCCCTTTAATCCTCTTTTTTTTCTCTCATCTCTACCTAAATCATATACTTCTAATAATCTTTCGGAAGCATCTTCCCACCTACATCTATCATCAAAAATATAAGGTGTAGGAGGAGAACCCTGAATTGATCTACAAGCGGGATAAACTGGAAAAGCCCATTCACCATGTTCTTTAAATGTACCTCTATGGTTTGATGGTATTTCTGGACTGGGAGTAAACCAATTACCTTCATTATCAGTAAATCTCATTTGATCTTGCATCCCCCCAGTTGTATTAGCTATTATAGGTGTACCAGCTAAAATGGCTTCAGTTATTGTTAAACCCCAACCTTCATTTGAAGTTAGTAACATTTGAACATCAGCTAAATTATATAACATATTTAATTGAGGTTGTGTAAGTTTATGAGTTGAAAATATAACAGCATTTGGATATTTTTCTCCAAATAAATATTCATTTACCCTTACTAAATCTGTACCATGATCTGAGGAAAGTTCAGTATGTAAAATTAATCTACACTTATGTGCTTTTTCTTCCGGGAGTTGATCCAAAAAGTATCTAAAAGCCATCATTGTATCTGGAATTTGTTTTCTTCTAATATTTCTAGAATTAAAATAACCTATAAAATCTATATCTTTATGATTATCCCCCAGAATAGTTTTTCTAAATTTAACTAATTCCTCATTATCATCTGGAATTGGTTTGTAAATATTATGATCTAATCCATGAGGAACATATTTTAATATTCTATTACCAATTCTATCATTTAATACTAATCTATTAATGTTAACAGTTTGTTTAGAAATACCCATTAGTAAATCACATGATTCATAAAAAGCCTGATTATACATTGGTGCTGGATAATCATCCCAAATATTAAGATAAGCTATTGGAATATTTTTTCTAATTTCATGCTCCATATTAAAAATGAAACGAAAATATCTTGGATCTGTAACTAAAAATATGGCATCTGGTTTTTCAGCTCCAATTACCCCTCTTAAAATTTCTGGGTTTCCATAACCATTAACCCCATAAAGCATTACTGAAGCATCATCTATACCAGCATACTTATTACAATCCGCGCTGATATCTAATTTTTTTCTTTCATCTGGGTGTTTTAAAGCACCAGCTATTTGGACCCAATTATAATGGTGACATGTTTTAATCACAATCTCTCTAGCAACAGTAGCAACACCAGAATGAACTCTAATATCATCTGTTACCAATAAGATTTTTTTACGTTTATCTTTTGGTAAGTGTTTATAACTTTTATTCATTTTTTTAATTTAAAGTTCTAAATTAATTTGGTTAGTAATTTTCTTACGAAAATCTTCGTCCGTAAGATACAAAAATAAAGTCCGATCAGCAAGCTTTTGGAATGAAAATTTTCGCTTAACACACTCAATTTTAAAATCATTAAACAGGTCAGTTTGAACTTTAACACTTGTTAGTGTCATTGGTCTTTTATTTGCCATAATCTTAATTATTAAATAACATTTATATTTGTTTATACATATATCAAAATATCAATAGATTATTCCTTCTCCACATAATTCTTGTTCTTCTTTATAAGGACAAAAAGTACAATTCCATTTTGATGGTGATTTTGAATAATCTCTTTCTTTAATATTTCCACTACTATTAAAACACTCTTTAATAAAATTATTAATAGCAGTTTTTGCCTTATTTAACTTTATTTTTCCACTAGGGGGAGTAAAAGTTTGAACTCTATACGCCTGATGAGGTGACATAATATTACTATCATCCCAACTTAATACTTTTCTTTTTACTATAAAAAATTCAATTTCTATTTTATCTAAAGGAATATTATATTGTTGTGAAAAAAATTGTTTATATAATAATAATTGAAATTGTTTATTTTCATCCTTTTTAGCATAACTATTCCAACCTTTAGTACTGGTTTTTATGTCGATTATTTTAAATGTATCTGTTCTCTCATTATATGTGACAACATCTAGATACCCCATGTATAATACGTTATTATACATTTTATTTGGGGCGATAACAATTGGTAACTCACAACCTACTAAATAAGTACCCTTTTTATTAAAATATCTACTACGTTTTTTCTTAAACCAATCTAATATAGCAACTCCATCTTCAAAAAATTCTCTCATTTCTAATGCATCAGAAAAATGGGTGTTGTTATTTTTTTTATATTGGGTTTGATATTCGTTAATATACTTTTCTTGAAAATATTCTTTAATGTCTATTTCCCTATCGGCTGCTGCAAATGATTTACTGTAGGCTACATCTAAATAATGTTGCATTGTTTCATGAATAGAAGTTCCAAAAACAGTATGGATAGAAGAGTCAAACTTTTTAATCTTATCTTTATATTGTAGCTTCCATCTATGAGCACATCCCCTAAAAATAGACATTTGGGAATAAGATATATTCCTTTGAAATGCAAAGTTAATCTCTTCAGGGGGATTTTGTTGAATCTCCCTAACTATTTTAGGTACCTTTTTAGGCATAAATTATTTTTTCCACTTATCACGTCCTACTAATAAGCCAATTATTCCATAATTAGCTATATCAATAAACGTGTCTTCCATTCCTTCTCCCTTAACATAATTTTTGCCGTTAATAAGAAGATTTTTTAATCTTGAAATTTTATCAGTGAGTCTAATAGCTAAACCAGTAAGTGAATATTTTTTGTCTTCATTGTTAGTTAAATCACCTCCAAGAGCAATATTGTTTAAACCATAATCCATATGTTTACGAGCAAACATTTCATACATTTCTGATTGTATGGATTTAAATTCATTAGCCAATTCAGGGTATTCTGTTTCAAATACTTCAATAACACCTAGGCCATCAATACTTTTTTTCTTTAATTTTTTCACTGTTTTATCAAATTCTTCCTCACTGACTAATTCGTAATATTTACTTATACTATCACCCATTTAATTGCTGTTTTTCATCAGATGGGGGAGCTGTATTAAAATATTTTTCTAGTATTTCTAATCTTTCCTCTGAGGATGCTAATAATTTAAGAGCTTCATTACAATTGTCCCAATAATCCTTAGTGGAATGATCACCAATACCAGCTGGATGTCCAGTTAGTAATTTAATGCTAGCTAAAGCTTTAGCTTTATCTGCTTCGGCTTCTGCTTTTAAAAAGTTATATACTTCTACGTTCATAATAATTGATTTATTTCTTTTTGTTGTACACCTAATCTATTCAATATACGAAGTATTTCATCATTATCCAAGAAGTTTAGGTATTCCTTTACTTCACTTTGTGAACACTCCCAATATTGAGATAAATGCTTTAATAGATCAGATTTATATTGTTTAACATTTGATTTAATATATTTATTCCATTTATTATTTTTAGGAATATATTCCCTATAAATAGTATAAATTTCTTTTTTATTCTGAGGATTAATTTGTTGTACTTCGTTTACTATATCTACATAATCTTGATTCATTGAAATAAATCTATGTACCATGTAACTGTTCCAAATATCCCAATCCTTATCAGAAAAAGAAGAGGGATCGGCTTTAATATAGTTAATTTGTTTTAGCCAATCCCAAATATTTTTAGTCATTTACTTGTTCTGTTAAAAAACTTTCATCTGCTAGTTCTTCCCTTAGTTCCATTGGTAATCCATCAGCAACAATTTTATCGTTGTAAGGATCAATAAATACTGGGATAGGCATAATTGCATCTGCATCTGTACCAGCAACATATTTAGAAATTTTTCTTAATATAACTGCTGATTTAAATACACTACCGCCTTTAGAATTTTTAACAGCTGTAGTAGTTGTTAAATCTACTTGCATCTGTCTTTGTTGAGGCCCTTGTCCTCCTGCGTTTCCTGGTTTCATTTTTGTATAATTAAATTATTGATTAAACTCATAGTATTAATTTCCTTATCAATTCGGAAATTAGCTTTGTATTGATGGTCATTAACTAACATAGCTACTGTACCCTCTTTACTTGGTAAATATTCACTAGCACTATCAAATAACTCCCTAAATAAGTCTTCATAGTCATCTGTATTAGCATTAGCAATTATTTGCCTAATATTTTTAAAATTAGGTTTTGATTTTTTTAATTCATTTATTACTTCATCCACATAGTTAGAAGTAAATAATACTGATTCATCTAAAGTTAATTGTGAATTAACAGTATTAGCTTGAATAGTATTAATACATTTTCGTAAATCAGGATAATATTGGTTTACAATAGTAATAATATCCTCATCTGTATGTTTGATATTTTCCTTTTCTAATATTTTTAGTAAATGAAGTGCTGTAATTTTTTTAGTTGGGGGTATTATTCTAAGTACTTGACATCTAGACTGTAATGGATCTATTATTCTTTCTATATAATTACAAGTTAATACAAATCTAGTTGTACGAGAAAATGTTTCTATTATATTTCTAAGAGATGCTTGTGCTTGAATAGTAAGAAAATCTGCTTCATCTAAAATAACTACTTTAATTGGTTTAAAAGATGCTACAGAAGCAAAACTAGATACTTTATCTCTAATTGTTTCAATCCCTCTTTCATCTGATGCATTAATATAAAGATGATCACAATCTATATTGCCTATGATTATTTTAGCTAATGTGGTTTTTCCTGTACCCGCAGGACCATAAAATATAAAATTTTGAATATCATTTTGTTCTATATACTTAGATAATACAGATTTAACATTTTTATTACCTACATAGTTTTCTAACGTGCTAGGTCTATATTTTTCTACTAGTAAACTATGATTAGTATTCTCCATAAATAGAATATTGTTTAATTGGTTCTGGTTTTACTTCTTCTTCAGTTGTAGAAATAGCATATAACTCACTTTTAAGGGGAGCCAATCTATACTCCCCCTTAAAGCCAGTTTTAACCATATAAGCTTCCAAGGTATCAGTAAGCGTTTTATGGATTGGTCCATCAGGTTCATTTGCAACAAGTCTCCATTTATCACCTGGTGGAACTCTGCGAGCAATTAAAATATTCTCTTCTATAACCTTTGTTTTTGACATAACTACAATATACGAAATTTTTTACTACATTCCAACCGAAGGATGAGGAACTCCATTTTGGTTGTAACCATTTTCCTTAAATTCATCAGAGTCTCTATCTTCAGTAATAGTACATTCAGTAAGTAAAACAGTACCAGCTACTGAAGCTGCATTTTGTAAAGCTAATCTAGTTACTTTAGTAGGATCAATTACACCTGCCTCCTTATAATCAATAACTTTACCCTTATCTATATCAATACCAGCCCAATGATCATTACCTGAATCAACTAATTTATATTTACCCATTATTTGAGCATCAGTTGTATTGTAACCTGCATTAACTAATATTTGTTCAAATGGTTTCCCACAAGCTTTATAAACAATTTGTCCACCTGTAGTATTTAAGTTTTTAATACTTTCTCTTGCATATAATAAAGCTACTCCTCCACCAGGTAATACACCTTCTTCAATAGCAGCCTTTGTAGCATGTAATGCATCATCAACTCTATCCTTTCTTTCATTCATTTCAGTTTCAGTAAAACCACCAACATGAATAATAGCTACACCACCTACAAATTTAGCTAATCTATTTTGTAATTGTTCAATTTCATAAGGTGTATTTGCTTTATCAATTTGTTTTTCTATTTCAGAAATACGTTTTTCAATTACTTCAGCTTCTCCCTTACCATCAACTAAAGTAGTTTGTTCTTTTTCTACAGTAACAACTCTAGCTTCACCAAACCAATCCCAAGAGAATTTATCTAATTTCATTCCCTTATCTTTACTAAATACAGTACCACCTGTAGTGATAGCTATATCTTCAAGTATAACTTTTCTTCTATCCCCAAAATCAGGAGCTTTAACAGCACAAACACTTAAAGTACCCCTCATTTTATTAACAATAAGAGTTGCTAGTGCTTCATTATCAATGTCTTCTGCGATTATTAATAATGATTTACCTTGGGCACCTACTGCCTCCAAAATAGGTAATAATTCTTTAACTGAAGATAATCTACCATCTACAATAAGAACAGCCGGGTTTTCTAAGACCGCGGTCATATCATCATTATTGGTAACAAAATAAGGTGATTTATAACCCCTAGCAAATTGCATACCCTCAACAGTTTCAATAAAATTTTCTCCCGTTCTAGAAGATTCAATATGAACAACACCTTGTTGTCCTACTTTATCAATAGCAGTAGCAATTAATTTACCAACTTCTTTATCGTTATTAGCGGAAACGGTGGCGATTTGTTCTAATTGATTCTCTCCTTCTATATCTTCCGAGATATCTTTAAGTTGTGAAATAACATTTTTAACTGCTTTATCAATATCCCTTTTTATTTGAACTGCATTTTCAGCATTATCAAGAGCTACAACTCCATCTTTAATCATATCTCTAGCTAATAAAGTAGAGGTTGTTGTTCCATCTCCTGCTCTATCCGCAGTTTTAATAGCTGCCCATTTAATTAATTGAACACCCAATTCTTGATTAGGTTCTTTTAAAACAATACTTTTAGCAACAGTAACACCATCTTTAGTACTTTGAGGTGCTTCAATAATACCCTTTCCTAAAACAACATTTCTACCATTAGGGCCAAGGGTAGAAACAACAGCATCAGCTAAAATATCTATTCCAGTTAATAAATTAGCTCTAGCTTCTTTTCCAAATTCTACTTTTTTCATATTAATTACTTATATCAGTTAAATTTTCTTTATCTTCTTCAGTTACTTCTGTTTCAGCTAAAATATCCTCTACTTGGATTTTGACTTTAGCTAAAATTTGATTTTCGGGACCAACATAATACTCTTCTCCATCAAATTGAAGTTTAGTAAATCCCATAGTAGGTAAAACTACTTTATCTCCTACTTTAATTGTTGTCTTTAAAAATTCTCCTGAGTGTGTATGTTTACCAGGACCTACAGCTAAAACTTCACCTACTTCATTTAATTCTTTACCCATATCTGGTACAATAATACCACCATAAGTAACTTCCTCGTTTTCAATAGGTTTAACTATAACCGCGTCAAATAGTGCTTCTAAATTCATTTGTAAAACTTTTTATTCTTTTTTCAATAATTTTAAATTCATTAATAACTTCAGTTAATGACTCATGTTGTTTTTTATCATGCAATAATTCAAGAGCAATCCAATCTAAAGCACCTGATAAATTAGGCCAGTAACATTGAGGTTTAATATATTCCTTTCCTTTACCTTTTGTTCTAAAGTGATTGGAATTAGGTTTAACCCTCATTTGAACTGTGTAACAATGATCATCCTTAGTTATAAAATAAGGTTCCAAATTTGGATCCTTAAATGTCGTAAGTTGTTTGATTTTATTCATAACTACAATATACAAAAAAACATTTGCTAGGACACGTTTTTTTAATAAAACTTTTATTTAATCTTAATAGATTTTGGTTTAGCCTCTTCAGCTAATGGTATAAAAATTTCTAATAATCCATTTGTTAAAGTAGCATCAATATTACCCAAATTAAATTTAGGTGCTATTTTATACCTTAAATCAAATGACTTTTTAGATAAACCATTATGAATCATTCCTTCATGAAATTCTTCTTTTTCTGGTTTAGTATAACTAATTTTTAAAATATCCCCTTCTATATCTAATACTACGTCTTTTTTAGTAAGACCAGTACAAGCAACTTCAAAATGAAGCCCTGCATCGTCAAAGAAAATATTAAGTGGATGTGGTTGTTTGAAATTTCCAACAGGTTGAAATGTGCTGTCAGATTTAAAGTGATTCCTAAAAAGGATGTCGAAAGGACTTATATGCCTTTCAAAGATTTCTAATGTACTCATATCATTTTTATTTTGTGGAGCCGAAGCTTCCGGTTAATTTAAAACACAACTTGTGCCCTAGCTACAATGTTTTGTTTATTATACATATATAACATAATAAGAAAAATTCACTTCTCCAAATAATTTTTAATTTACTTTGGTCCATTTGTCATCTGAATCCAGTCTAAATGAACCAATAAATATTTGGTTCCATTCATCAGGACCTATTAATGATAAAAATAAAGTTTCATCTTCTTCTCTTTGATATAGATGGTAAATATGGCCTTTAATTGGTTCAAACCTAAAATCACTATTATATACTAGTTCATTCCATTTATAGGCCTCAATTAACTTTCTATATTCTTCTTTTATTTCATTAAAACGAGATTCAAAATAATGATTCGTTTTTATTACTTTTTCTTGTTTATAAGCTGTTAAATCAGTGGGAATAATTGAAGGAGCACTTACACTATCACCATAAGGCATAATAGCCTTATTTTCTGCAAACATATCTGGTTTTTTATTTTTTTCCTCCGCCATCTTCTGCATCAAAGGCACTTCTAGTTCTAGCATCAAAGAAAAACATTTGAAATAACCTTCCAGTTTCAATATTATGACCAAAATAATCACCAGCTGAGTGGATTAATCTAGCGTCAAAAATAACTAATCTATTAAAAACATTGCCTGCGGTATCAACTAATTCATAAGGATAAGGATCAACAAATGTATCTTGATTAAATGCAGAATCAATATTATGGCCATTTACTTCCTCTTGACTATGTCTTAACTTAGTTTCTTTATGTTGCATCATACTAGTTCCTGCACCTACAGGGGCATCGGGAGTTAAGTAGACAATACCGGCAAATCTTTGTTGGTCACAATGATAAACTCTGGAAGTACCAGCTATACAAGATTGAAATCTACCATTCATTCCATAATCTTCCCAATCTTCAGGTGAAATTATTTCCATACCTAATAATTCCTCAAATCTTTCTTTTACACCATTAAAGAAATGTTGTTTTCTAGTTCTCATTCCCAGATAACCTTCGTCATCAAAATAATATTGTTTTAGAGCATAGTCCCTAACTGCATGAGGATCTTCATAAAAATCATCTACTATTATTAATCTTTGTTTTTGTTCTGTGCTTATTTTAAATCTATCAGAATGGATTTGACCCCACTGTGATTCTGGATTACTGTCTGTTTCTTTAATTTTTCCCATTTTTTTATTCGTTACGTGCTATATAATAAATACTATCTATATCACCTTCAAATGCCATTTTCATCATTCCTTGTTTAGAAATATTAATAGAACAACTTTCTATGTCTTTATTAGCATTTAAAATATCTTTAAAAATATCAGAATTAAAAGGCAATCTAACATCTTCATCTGTAATAGTACCTGGTATTTGATAAGTAATTTTATTTGAAAATCCTGTATTATCCCCAAATAAAAATTCACATACCAAATTACCATCTAAATCTTTAGTTGTTTGAATCAACATATTGTCTACATCACTTAAAGCATTTTTAGCTTTAATTAAATTATCCATTTCTTCCCTACCTAAACTTAAGCTAATTTCAAATCCTTCTTTAGGATCACTATACCAAGGTGTTTTACCCATAATAAGTGTATCAGCTAGGGCATAAGCTAATTCATAATTTGTATCAGATATGTTTAATTTAGTATGTAATTCTCCTTGTTTTTCTGATGATAATAATAGATCACCATTTGTAATAGCTATAAGTTTAATTAATTTATTTGTATCAAAAACTCCTATTTCACAATTTTCAAAACTAAAATTATCTAAAACTACTTTACATACTCTACCCGATTCACCAGCATAAACGGTTAATTTATTATCCTTAATTCTCCATTTAACCTGATTATTTAGTCCATTTATATAATATTTTGCTATAAAGGACTGTAATGTGTTTTTATTTACCATAACTATAATATACGAAAAATAATTTATACTTCAAAGGAATCAAATGCATTTATATATGGGTTTAAATCTAAACTCCATTGTAAATCACTAAAAAATCCTTCTAATTTATTTAATAATATAGAATTAAATACTTTTTTTCTATCCGCGTATGAATTTAAAAATTGTTTTATTTTATCAGGCATATCATAATCAAAAAAAGCCAATGATTCTATTTTATATGGATTATCTTTTAGATAAATCCATTTAACCTTATCAGCCATTGTAATTAAATTATACTTTCTATCTAACTTCCATAATTTAAGTAAATCATTATAACGAATTGCTGCTCTTACAGGTGCGGGTGCTCCTTTTAATATTTCAGTAAATAATTCTCCCGCTCTAGGTTTTCGACCAGAGTATTTTTGTAATTTTTTTACTGCTGTTGGGTTACCCAGTTTAGCTAATGAAATGGATCCATCAAGTATTTTAACTTTAAAATCTTTTATTTGTTGAATTATAGAATCTTTTTCTTCTCCCTTTAATACTTGTTGTAAAATATCATTAAAGAATTCTCCTAAAATAGGAGGAAAATTTGCCTTCATAAATTCTAAACCTTTAATATCTAAAGTTTCTTTAGCAATACCTTCTTGTTTAGTAATCCATTGAGCATATCTTCTAGTAGCTCTAAAATAAGCAGAACGAATAACACATTCTGTTTTCATTTCTAATCTATGAGAAGAAACATTAAAACAGTCCTTAGCTAATTTATCATAATGGTCTGTTATAATATCTTGGTAAGCCAAAGCGACTTTTTCCAACTTGCTATCTTTTTCTTCATCTGATAGTTCTTCAAAATTAGGAACCAAATGAAGTAAAATAGGTTCAGCATTAAAGTAGTTCGAATCCGTGTCCACATAAGCACAATAATTAGTATCCTCTTTATCGCAGATAAACCAGGGTGTTTCTTCTAAATATTTCATTTCCAACTTTCTTTATCGTAGTTACCTAATTTAAAAATTATATTATCTTTTTTATAGATTAAATCAGCAACTTCCTGATCCATAAATCTAGTAACCTTTTGGTGCCCATTCACGTCATATTCATCAAGTGGTTTTTCTCCTGCTACTGGGTTTATATTTGTTTTTTCTTTAATATTACCTATTTTATCTTGGATTGAAATAATTTTCTTCCAATCTTCTACCATATGTTCTAATCTAATAAAATAATCAGGAACTTTTAAATCTTTCCATTCATACCAATAAAATAAATCTTTATCATTTGGGTAGTCATTATATCTATCTTGAAAGCAATATTCTTTAAAACTCTTACTATATCCCTCATCTACTAGATCAATATAAGCAGAAACCGCTCTGGTGTATGGATTTCTTATAGCACAAATAATTTGATAATCATCACAAAAAGGAGGAATACCTTGATCATGTAAGAATGAATCTAATAATTTTTCCTCATTTAACCAGGGATACCAAGTATATCTATCACCTAAACTATCAAATACTCCTAAACCAACTCTACTGGCACATCCAGCAGTTGCCCAATAAATTAATCCTAAATCTTTATTATAATTCATATTCTTTTATATCTCTATAATCATCACCAGTTATAGAATTAATATCATTTTTGATTTGGTTTCTAGTTTGGTTTAATTGAAATATTTTTCTGGAGGATTTAATAAACTGTTTATCCTTAATTTTAAAATCCCTAACTTGATTTTCTAAATTCCATAACTGTCCATTAATATTAGCTAATTCCAAATATAACATTTGAAGTGAACTATCATTTTTAGTAAATAAAGAAACACATAAAGGATTAATTTCAAGAAATTCCCTTTTAACTATAGCTAACTTAGCAGGATCTTCTACCCTAAGCATTTTTAACTCCAGTATAGAAATTCTATCTAGTAATTCACCATTAGATATTCTAATTTTAGAATCTGCCATCCTCACCTGGTATTTTTTTAACTCCACTATCTTTAGTGTAGTCAGATCTTAACCTATTATCTTGTTCCAATTGTACTTCAAAGGGCACCCCATTAATTTTAAACTTGCCCCCCTGTTTTAACATTTTTCTAAAAAATGATTCCTGATTTTCACTCCAAAGGGTACTCATGTTAATTAACTCCTCTTTAGATATTAACTTTCTATCAACAAAGATAGTCATATTAGATCTAATAGATTGTTTTTTTAGAGTCATAATTTTCTTGGTAATGGATCTATAGTATCCGAAGCAAGACCGTTAATTATTTTAGAAACTTCTTCCTTATTTGGGTTTTCACTAAAATCATAAGTTAAGTTCATAGAAAATTTCCAATTGTTATCTTCTGATGCTTGTGTAAATGTTACTTCTGGTTTTACTGGTCTAGATGAAATTGGTTCTTGTTCAAATTCAACTGTATCCTCAATACTACTGATAAAATAATCATAAGCTTTAAAAAGAGGATCAAATAGTGTTACATAATGACCAAATACTAATCGTGGTTTTATAACTTTCATAATTTATATATTTAATTTAACTTCATTTTTAATTACTTTATTCATATGTCTATTAGCACATAAAGCACTTTCCTGGATTATTCTCCAACCTGTTAGAGTAATGGATTCACTTAAAATAGATTCTGGTAAGCCATATCTAAATCCAGGTAATGCTGTAGCACCATATAAACTATTTAATAAAATTTTCATTGTGTATTGCATTAAATGATAATAAGCACCCTTTTCTTTATCTCCAGATTTATATGCTTTTTTCATTTCATTCTTATATTTTACTCTTTCATCAAACCATTTATTTAAAACAGTTGATAATGTAGATTCTTTATCAGTAGAAAATAAACAACCATTAGCTGATATAGCTAGATTATTTTGCTCAATCATAGCTATTAATCTACCTACATTAACTCTAGTTTGTTGTTTTTTATCATTTTCTACTAATAATTCTTCTTCAGGGTCACGTTCTTTTAAATCGTTTAAACCCAATCTATTATTGCGATCATCAGCATCTATGATACGTCCCTTGAAAGTTTCCCTACCTATGTTTAAAGACATAATTATAGATGGATATAGCGATGTTAAATCTTCATCAAACATGTATTTATATAATCCAGCTTGGGGGCAAAACAAATAACCACCAGCATAACCTTTTTTAGCTTTAGGGTTTCTATGCCTAGCAGGTGGAACAATTCCTTGTGATAGTAGATAGGCTGATATAGCTCCATCTTGTGTAATGCTATTAGAATAAACTTCACTATAATTATGTTTACCTTTATGAGATAAGTTTTTAGTTAAAGCTAAATATTGTAATTTTTCATCTAATAGTTTTAATATTTCTACATCACGAAAATTATATTGAATAAATTTATGAATATCAGTTTCAAATAATTGATCCAAATTACCTTCATACTCCACCTTACCTATTCCTGTATATTTTTCTCCTATTGCATCTAATTTCCAACTTGGTTCATCTTTCCAGCTATATTTTTTATGTAATCTAATATAGTCTAATGATTCCACACCAATAATATCTACAAATTGATTACGTTTAAAGAAATAATCATTACCTTTTTTAGCATTTACTTTAGTAAGTGGTGATAAATGATCAGCCCATTCATTTCCTAATACATTACACATTCTATAATATAGATAAGGTATATCAAAGAAATCACTATTATAACCTACTAGAATATCAGGATCAATCTCTCTAAACTTTTCTAAAAATGTTGCTAATAATTCAGATTCAGTTTTACATGGTATAATTTCTTTATTTCTGGCTTTAGTATGTTTAAGTTGGTTTTTTTTATCTAGAATTAATATAGCCCACTCGTCTTTTTGTTTATACCACCAAGCTATTGATGTAATAGGCATCGGAGCATTTTCAATATATTCTTCAGTTAAAGCACCTCCTATTTCACACTCAATATCAAAAAATAATTCTTTATGTGATGTTGAGGGTTCATCTGCTGTCCCATATCTTTCAACTAAATATTTTTGGTGTGGTTTCATATCTTGAAAATATAATCCAAGATCATTTCTATCCCAATTAGTTGTTTTACTTAATTTTACTCCATCAACTCCAGTATACTTTCCATCTTTATTTTGCTCATAAGCAGTGTCATACCAAACTATTTCATCATAACCAATATCATCCCATAAATGGATTTTATATTTGTTATTTTTTATTCTACTAGCGTAACACTTTTTATACATTATATAATAGTTCCTGGATCGTAATTAGGTCTACATTTATCTATTTCTTCTTCAGTGAAAAATTGGCGTAAATTAGGTCTAAAATAATTTATTGATTTCATAACTTTTCTATCCCTTGATCTATATACAACAAATCTATCTTCTACTTGCTCATAATGACATGACTCAGCTTGTTCTTTAGAACGGAGGGTGACAGTTTCCATGGCTTCTTCCTCAGTGCTACAAGACTTCGACAAATTCGATGCTTGTACCTCTTGATATGCCGGCCATATCTTATCTTTAAGGCCATGTAACATAACCCCGTTCCCAAGGGAAACATAAGTAATATCACACAAAGCATCCAAAATTTCCACGATGTCTCCGTTTTGGCAAGCTTGTCTATATTCTTCCAGTTCTTCAAGTACAAAGTCGTATACGAATTGCCACTCCTTCTTTTCCTTCGGTATCGTTGGTTCATAATTATTAGGTTTTTTAAATGTAGAGTTAAATTCTTCCACTTCATCTACAAAAGGTACAGCTCCCTTAACTGACATAACTCTATAAACTTCTGTATCTACGTTAAATAATTTTAATTGTTCACTCATTTTTTAAATAATCTTGAATTGGTTTAGAATCTTTTCTCTCCCATGGATAAACTATCCATTTATCTTCTTTTATTAATTTTTTTCCATAAAAGTCAGGTTCTACAATAGAACTTCTTTTATAATGTAAAGTGGCATAATAAGGAACACTTATTTTATCTTGCCATATTTTTAAAGTTTTACCCGTATCAGCAATATCATCTAAAATTAAAAGGTGAGGATACTTATCATTAGGCCATTCCGTATATTCTACTCCATATCTATGTGAATATAAAATAGCTAATAAGGTTCCACCTCTGGGAATACCAGCAACTAAATCAATTTCACTTCCTACTTGTTCATGAATTTTATCAAGTAACTTATATACTTGACCCCATGTTACATAAACTTTATTATCCATTTAAGATATATGAATTAAACTTGACCATGTTTCGTGAGAAACATCTGGGCAAAACTTACTATTAGGGTGTAATATAACAGAAATAGCATCATGTGAATGAAGTGATTCCTGGTGTGAACATATTACCCTAAAATCTTTTATTCTTTTATCTGCAATTAATTGCTCATATAATAATCTAGCAGCATCTTCTACAAATTTAAGATATGAACCATTAAGCTCGGCAAACGCCATTTCATCTTCTCTTTTTACTACTACTTGAGTTTCTGTATTAAGAGCTCTATCACACATTTCTTGTAATTCCTCTATCCAAACCATATCCTCAAATTCAATAGATATTCTGGCTACTGATCTTTGGGAATGTGATACTGTGGCCTTATTTCTATATTTTCTAGCATACTCAGCTAATTCATAGGAACAAGGACAAGCTGAAGAATAAACAAAATCAAAATGAATATACTTTTTTAAATCACCTTCCTTATCTAAACCACCCTCCAAAGTAACATTATAATACTGGTAGCCTTCATTATCTGATCTTAGTGATTTTTTAATAATAGGATAAGAAAATTTAAGTGCAATTTTAGAATCAAACGTGTTTAATTTTTCTTTATAGGCGTATAAAATATCTTTTAATTTATCTATACTAAAAGTATCATTCCTAAACTCATAAAATGATCTCATAATACGAGACATATTAATACCTTTTTTATGTGCTTCTAAAGACACAGTACCTGTTACCTTAGTTTCTAATTCTATATCACCATTATCTCTAGTACTATATTTCAGAGGTAATCTAAAATTATGAATACCTACTTGTTGAATTTCTACAGGTGAGCCCTGAATTAATGAAGAGGGACCATTTTGTAAATCAGGAAATGTTTCAATATCCTCTTTTGTTGGTTTGTAATCAGAATCATAATCTCTATTCGGTTCATTATATTTTACCGAATGTTCATTAGGTTCAGCTTCTTTATAGGAGTCTACATCTCCAACCCATTCGTATTTTTTTTCAAATTTATTCATTTTGTTCATATCAATATAATAAAAATTTAGTTAATAAACAAGGGATTTTGTTCCTGACTTAAATCTTTCCAACATAACCAAGTTGTTAAAATATATTTGTCAGATGATTTTGGCATATAACCTTTATGTATAAAAGGAAATTGAGCAGGATGAATTATTAATCTTCCTGTTTTTGGTTTTACTTTAAACCAATCATTATCCTCTTTAAATAAAAATCCAGTTTCCCCACCTTCTTCAACATCATTAAGATATAAAATAAAAACAAAGGCTCTGTCGCTTGAAGGATAATTTTCAGCTTCTACATGCCAAGTATTATAGTGTCCATTATTTTTATTATATTTTTGGATTTGTAGTAGTGGATAATACGTGTGACCATTAACTAATCTATGGTTATTATAATCATCAACGTATAAAGTATTTTCTAAATATACATTAGATAAGGTACTATTAAATTTTTCCATAACTAAATTAGAAATCATCTGATTATTATCATCAGAAAGAATATCATAATCTGTAGATACTTTTAATTCCCCTACACCTGCATGAGCTCCCTTATAAGCCGTCCCATTTTTTATTGCTTCTTCTAATTTATACATTAGAACTTTACATTCTGATTCCGTAAAAACGTCATCATAAATGCCTACTATATCTTTAAGATTCATTTTCTAAATAATTTTTTAATTTATCAATAAGGACTAATACTTCATCTGGCTCCATTGTAATAGCACAACAAACACCTACATTTTCCTCTATTTCCTCTAAAATTTCTAGTGCTTCCTCTCTAGACACATCTTTCAGTGTTAAATGCCATTATATGAGATCGTCCTGTAAAACGCCATCCCTTATCTCTGACAAAATTCATAACTATAGGATAAGATTCCATTAATGACTTTCTATCATCACCAGCAGGCATTGCCCAAACTTTTTCTGCTGGTATTCCTAATTTTTCAATCATTTCATCTACTTCAGGAATCATAGATAATTCTTTATCTATTACTGGTTTGATATGATAATCGGAATGATATTCAATAGATTGTTTAATGGCTTCTAAATTCATTCTTTTTGAATTATGTTTCTTAACCATCTTTTCGTCTACAACAGCACCTTGAGGAGTTATAGCTCCCACCACTGGAATACTGTTGCTAAACTTAGGACTAATAGATAGCAAATTAATAGGATAATCGGTAGGAAGAAAATGGGATCCTTCTGTTTCAATTGTAATAAAAATTTCTCTATCGTTCGCAAAATGTGTAAGTTCATTTACTAAAGCAGGATGCATTGTAGGAGAACCCCCTGTTAACATCATTTCCTTAATATGAGGATTTGCATCATACATGTCTATAATATCTTGGAAACAATAAGTACCTTTTTCTGGATGGATACTTGTATACCAAGAATCACACCATCCACCTTCTCCAAAATAACATCTATGTGTGCATCCTGATGTTCTAACAACAATTGTAGGATAACCTTGTCTTGAACCTTCTGATTGTACCGCGGTGTAAAGTTCTAACACCCCTAGAGTCTTTTGATAGTCCTCTATTCTTTTTAATTGTTTGTGCATATTGTCAATTTTTTAAAGTGGTTTTTCATTCACTATATAAAACTTATTCTACGTAACAAGCTGCATTTTTACCATGTTCCATGAACTTAACTTTGGTAACTCTAACTCTACCTTCAGTTTCGGTATCAACAAACTCATTAAGCTTATTATAAATATATTCAGCAAACTTTTCTGCACCAGTTGCTGGTATGATTCTTACCTGTGCAACTCCTGCTTCCTCCATTTGTTGAAATGCTTTTATAAATGGATCATCCTCAGCAACTATTAGAGTATGATCAAACATATAATCCATCCATTCTTTAGGGGATTTACCGTCAATTTGAGTTTTTGCTCTCTTCATTCCTCCAAAATCCCAAACCCAATTTCTTTCGTCTAGGTCACCTTCAAAGTAAACTTTAAATGAAATACCATATCCATGAACAAATCTACAGTGTGTTGTTTCTGCTTTCCATTGACGAAACACTGTACTAAATCCGTCAAATACTTTACTTGATTGAAATTTACCCATTATACCATTCTTTTATTACTTCACGAGATTGAACACCTATTGATCTTTTTATCTCTTCACCAGCTTCATTAACTAAAACTAATGCTGGAACTGATCTTATTCCATATTTAGTTGAGAGTTCTCTGTCTTGATCAACATCTACTCTTCTAATATTTAATTCACTAGAAAGACCTTCCATTATCGGTCCTAATGTTCGGCAAGGACCACACCATTTTGCTGTAAAATAAATAATTTGTTTCATACTAATTCTTCTATTATGCCTATTGCTTCCGACAATATAAGAACTCCCACTGCAATAGGCACGGAATATAGCAGAAGTCCATAACCAGCAATTCTAATGCCGGATTTAATAAAACTTATAATTTGATGCCATTTTTGATTAGGCATGTATTCTAAATTTTCTCTATCTCTTTTTATACCATTTACGTCTAACATATTAAAAATTAAATTTTGAACCTAAGAAAAATAAACCTAAAATAATAATAGCAACTACACAGGCACTAACCATACTAATACCAATAGTTAATTGAATCATATTAAATAAATTTTGTCTTTCTTTTTTTTTCATATTATTAGTAGTCTCATAAGGACTCGAACCTTAACTAGCTGGACCAAAACCAGCTGTGCTACCATTACACCATGAGACAATTGTACTATGCTGAGTATTCAGCTAATACTTTTTCAACTGAAGCTTTTGCTACTTCATAAGAAACAGGACCTGTTTCATCTTCGTATTGAACAGGATCAGGTCTCCCTAATGCTATAAATGCCTCAATTCTCTCAACCGATGATGCTGATTTATAATCAGAATTACCACTTGGATAAGGTTTATAAGATGTATTTGTTCTCTTATAAACATCATCAAAATCTATATTTAATTCATCACATAAAACTAAACCATCCTGTAAGATACCAAGTTTATCAGTATCAAGATAAGGTGTAAAGTAACCTACTCTTTCAGCTTCCCAATTACCAATTCTAAAGGCTGCATCATCTGCATCCCTAAATTCTTGTCTACAATCAGGATAAACTGCATGATCACCAGCATGTATTCCTAAACAAATATCAACTTGCTCCTGTGTAGCATTTGCTTTAGATAAAGCTACTGCTTGTGTAATTGAAGCGAACATTTTATTTCTATTAGGTACTACTGTTTCTTTCATGTTATCTTGCTCGTAATGACCTTCTGGAACGTCATCCCCACCTTGTACTAAGGAAGAGTTTAATAAGTCAACTAAACCATCAAGTTTAATTTGCTTATATGTTACATTGTGACCTTTACTAGCTAAATAATCTATAAGAGACTGTGCTCTTTGTAGTTCAACTCTATGTTTTTGACCATAATCAAAAGATAAAGCTGTAACTGAATCATACTCAGATAACGCTCTGAGTAAAAGTGTGGAACTATCCATCCCGCCACTTAGCGAAACAACTGCGTGTTTACTCATAATAATAATTGATTTAAATTTTGCCAGGTATTATAAAGCGTATAGGCAAACGCATTTCGTTTTTTATACATACTCATTAATTTTAGGAATATTATTTATTTCTCTAAATAAAGTTGTATTATGCATTATACTTTGATAATCTACATCTTCAAACTTAATATCAAAATGATCATTCATATTGGCTTTTGGTTTTTTACTTAAACCTCTTTCATCATATAATTCTCCTTCTAGAGCCGCCATAACAGGATTAGAAGTATCTATGGACTCTATTTGTGGGTGATTATCATACCAACCAAATTCTTGAGGTATGGAACAACCTAACAAATGAAATTTAATATTTTTATACCTTTTCATTTCTAATAGTTCTTGAACAAATCTAACTCTACCTAATGCTTTACCCATATCTGGGTTTGAATGGATAAAACAATCATTATACCAAGTTGCACCATATGAAACACATAATTTTTCATAACCCAAATTTTGTAATAAACTAGCACATAAAAAAGCATCATCGGAATCTTTACCCTGAATTACAGCTGTAATTTTAGTTCCTTTTGGATATTTATATTGTTTCCAATACTTAGCTTGAGCTGCTGTTTGGTGACCTTCCATCCAGACATCAGGAACAATAAACTCATTAGGTTTTAATTCTTTAACCCAATGTAATAATCTACCATAATCATAAGCTTCTCCTAATTCATGAAGCGAATTATCCATAATAATATATCTTCCGGATTTTTTAGCATCAAAAAAATATTGTTTATATTCCTCATCTTTATCTAGTAAGTGAGGCAGACAATAATCATAATCATTAAATTCTTGAGATGCTAATAGTAAACATCTAGGTACCTCGTGACTTACTTTCATAACCATATTATACAAACTTTTATTTACTTTTCCAAGTAATTTTAAATAGTTCTAAATCTTCTTGAACTATTCCAATAAACTCTAGGTGTTTCACCTAAAAATTTTTTGCGGTAAATTCTTTCATTAAAATCATTTCTAATTTGATTTAATTGAGTATTACCATTTTGTTGATCGGTATTATTTATCATATTTTAGCTGGGCGTCCTCTACGACTTTTTACAAAAATTTTATTATATTTTTCTTCAATTTGATAGTACAAATCTAATATTGTGCCCATACATATATCCACTTCTTGATTTAATTCGTCTCTTGATATATTAAAGTTTTTCATAAAATGTTTGTATAAATTATCTAATTTATCTGCTTCATCTCGCTCATGATCCTCCCATAATCTTTTTCTTCTTGCACCTAATAACTTAGATTTTTCTAAGTATTTTTGATAATCACCCTCACACTCATCTAACATTTCATTAAGCATATGTTCGCAAAGCCATGCCTGTAATTGATAAGGACCCTGATCAAAATCACCATTAAATATTTTATCACGAAAATCAGCTTTATTAGGTAATGGTTTATTTCTTGATTCATACCACCTCCACCATCTAAACTGATTATAATTTAGCTTTTGGAACTTAGTGAGTTCTTTTTCAACAAATTTTCTACTTTGAGCTACATTAAACATACTAACCACATGGGCAAAAAACCCATAAACTAAAATATAACAAATAAAATACCAGTGCAATATACAAAAAAGCAACTATACTATCAACTGGTTTTTCCAGGAATGCTTTAAAAGCATCCCTGGTAAAAATTATAAACTCTTTCATTTATTTTTTAATTAATAAACCTGGTGAAACTGTATATTCTTTAAGAAAATCACTTGAAGAAACTACTTTAATATTTTTATTATTAATTTTAGTAATTCTAAAATTATCACTAGGATTAATTTTCTTATGATCAATACCAACTATATCACCTATTCTAAATGAATTTTTAACTTCATTTTTAATTTCGGACATTCTAATTGCGTAAGAATTATAGATGGATTTTAAATCTGATTTTTCTGAATTTTTAATGAATTCTAACACTTCTTGTAAATTTGACATAACCTTAATTATTTTTATTTATGCCATAAATATACGAAAGATTTCCCGGGGAGCCAAATTTTTACTAATAAGTTTTAGTAAGATCGTCTAATTTTTCTTCAGGATAGAGTTTTTTAACTACTTTACCGTTAACTATTTCTTCACCACTATCATAATGTTCTCCATCATTTCCATTTTGGCCTATAATATCCATTCTTTTTTCATCATCTTCTGAATAATCATCAAAAACATTTTTTACTTCTACATCTTCCTCATATAAATTTTTTCTATAAATTTTTTTAGGAAAAGCTTGATTATAAGCAAAATTAGCAGCTATAACTAAAGAAACAGCTAAGGGATCAAATACAAAAATAATTATAAGAAGCAGCACATTTATAATTTTATCCATGGGATAACCTGTCAATCCCGCTATATATTTAAGTGGCCCTAATTCACCAGCTACATCGGCGTTATTATCTAATTCTAATACTTGTCGTTGGTAAGTACGTAATGAATCTACTGCAATATCTCTTTTTAAATTGACATCTTTCCTTTTATTTTCTTCAATTCTAAGTCTATCTTGTGCAGCACGTAAGTCAACCGTGGAAATGGTATTTCGAATGCCTCCAACCACACTGGTGTCCTTGACTTGGATTGAAACGGATCTCGCTTCAGATAAAGAAGTAATATTGTCCAAAGTTTGTTGAAGTTCTTTTTCATATCTTGTAACATCTTGTTGATAAAATTCTATTTTTTGGTTCAAAAATTTCTTTTCATTTTCTACATAAGTAAGTTCATTAAAGGTTTCTTGGTAAGCTGAGGATAAAAAACCATAAATACCCATACTTGTTATTAGTATTAAAATTATAACTGCTAAAGTTAAATAGTATTTAAGTACTTTATTGATTGTATCCCAATATTGATATAAAAGTGAAGCAGTTACCAATTTAGCTACCTCTAATGAACCAGCCATTATAATAACTTCAGTACTTGCTCCTGCAAATAACTTACTTAATCCAAAAACAGAATAAAAAGCTGCCGATCCAGATACGGAAAGTGCAGAAAATCCCACTAAAAACGGGAGAAACCCTTTTTTTAAATTTTTAAACATAATAATAATATAATAAGGGATTAACTCAACCTCACGCCATTATCATAGTCTATGTATTTTACTCTTACGCTTTGACCAGATAAAATAGCATCTGCTATCACCGGGTAAACTCTTTTGTAAGCATCATTTGAAGCTCCAATAAATCCACCTTTAGAAACATTTTGTTGAGAAGAATCTCCTAATAATAGACATCCAGCTGTATCTTCATCAGTATTACCTGTATGCCATAAAATCCATCTAAAATTTGGAACATTTTGAACCCAAATCATTCCCTTATGAAATGCAGGACCAAACTTTTTTAGAAACCTATTATGGAAACCTCCTTCTGTTCTTAATTTTAAATCATAAATTCCAGCTGGGATTCTAGTTTCACCATTTACTTTTGTGTCTCTGGCTTCGTCTTCTAATGTAAAACATAAAAATTTTCTTCCATGTGTAACATCAAATAATAACCCTAAAGTTGAGTCATTTTGTGAGCTAAATCTAATTACTTCTAATTTCATATCTTAACTTTAATTAATAAAAAACCCGCACCGTTAAGTGCGGGTATAAATATTTGCAAACTAATTACTTTTTAAGGATGTGATACAATACAAATGCACCAACAAGTCCTAATAGCCCTTCGGCATTTAAAGATCCTAAAATAGCCATAATATTTTCCACTACAGAGATATTAGGCCAAAATGGGATTCCTGCTCCTGAAAATAGTACTTCTAATACTACTCCTAAAGCAATTACACTAACTCCTATTTGAGTCAGTTTATCAGCCCAAGAGCCGATCTTGTTTAGAATTTCCATAAAATTGGGTTTTAGTTAAACAATACGATAACTAGCAACTATTAATTTCGTTACCAATCGTCACCATCAATATTAATATTGATGTCAGGTCGAGAATTGTTAGGTTTTTCTTCCTCTGCTGGAGCTGGTGGATCTATTTTTTTATTACCTAAAATATTTCCTGCTTCAGCAATTCCAAAACAACCTAATGTTATAATTAGGAATGAATCGTAAATGTGCTCATTTATTACTAAATCTTTTCCTCCGAAAAAACCTAAAAATAAATCAGCTAAAGCGAATAAAACCATTATAGCAAATGCTATAAAACCTACTATACTTTTTTCGTTTATATTATTGTTATCTTGAAATAATTTACTAAACATAATAATTGTATTTTATTATAAATATATTAATTTAAAAGATAGCCATAAGGAGTGGCATCAATATCTAGTCCAATAGGGAAATTTTCTAATCTCATTGATACTGTCATTGTTCTTTGAATGTAAGGATTAAAAAATTCTCCTTCAGCTGTTAAATCAATTAACGTACCATTTACATTAGATACTATTACTTCATTCCAAACAATGTACTCCTGATCACCTGGTATTTCTACCCCAGCATACTTATTATCTGGATTTTCCCATGTATAAGTACCTACATCTAACAATTCATCATCATCATTTGCATCTGAGTCTAAACAATATAATGAAAAGTGTTGTTTATCTAATCTTGGCTCCCCCTCATCTATTTGTAGATAAAGAATAAAAATTTTCTTTAAAGTACTGCCATTATTGTATTGTACATATTTTTGACCACCAAACGTTTCAACCTTAGCATATCTTTCATATGGATTAAATGATTCACCATCTAATGATATTTCAAATATTGGGGTAAGTACTTCTTCTTCTTTTTCACATCCTAATAAGAAGAAAATAGATATAAGTAATAATAATTTTTTCATTGATTTAATTTAAAAAGCTCCAGCGAGTTTTACCTCTTCAATTGCTTCCCGCAATTCGTCTAAGTTTACTGGACAAGCTAAATCTAAACCTGCCTTAAAACTTTCTTCGGCAACACCATCTTTAAATATAATTATTGTGGGTGCCATTCTAATTCTATATTCTTTTTTTGCCTTTGCAGCTTTAGCAATATCTACACGAACATATTGAACTCCCTGCAATTTATTCCAATCACTAAAGGCATTAGCTTCGTTAAATTTTGCCCAAAATTCAACAACAACTATCGAAGTTTCATCATCACCAAATGCACTTTGTGAATTTAGTATTTCATCTAATGAAGAATCGTCTGCCCAGGTTTGTGAGAAGCTAGCAAAAGGAAGTGCCAGCATTAGAATAAGGATTAATTTCCTCATATTTAATTATTTTTTTGGATCTCGTAAAGACGCTCATCAATCTTTTCAATTTCTTCTAAAATCTTATCTACGTCTTCTTGTGTATCCATTATTGTTTGTCGAATTAATTCATCTTTTAAATCATATTCGATTCTATCAATAACAGGTTCTGGTAATTCTTTTGCTTCAGCTATATCAGCCTGTAATGTAAACCACATACCAGCTAACATAACTACAAAAGTTACAATCATTCCTATTGTTTTTAAGTCTAGTGTTACTTTAGTATCTTCACCTATTTGTTTTGCCATCTTATCTAAATGTATAATTTATTCCAAATGTTGTAATAAAAAATTCTGAATCCCACATTTTAGTATATTCACCTTCTGCAAATATTCCTATTGACTTACTTAATTTCCAACCTATATTGGCTCCAGCTTGATAATCCCACCATTGTTCTCCTTTTGCTGCATCAGCTAATCCATATTGATCCCAACTATTTCTAAATAAATAGGATAATGGAACTCTACCGTAATCATCCTCATCTCCCATTACATATTTGTGATAGGGTAAGAAAGCTGAACCATATAAGTGAGCCCAGAAATTTGATTTATAATGATAAAAATCAAATCCAACTACGGGACTAACTAGTCCAAATGTACTTGTATTACCTAATACTTGTTGGTTATATAATGAAATTAATCTTTTGTAAGGACCATCTCTGAATTGAGGGTCGGAAGAAGCTACAACTAATCCTTGTGGGTTATACCAAAAATAACCAGCTACATTTTGTTGTTGACCAGTTACTGGGTTTTGGATTGTTGTTTGATAGAATGCATCAGTAAATCCATACTCATAAGCTAATTCGTACCAATAATTTACCTGATTACCATCATCATCTAAAGCACTAACCCAAATTTCATAAGGATTAACACCATAAACTCTTTCATGTGTTCTAAAAGCAGCACCAGCAGAAATACTAAATTTCTTTCCTATTGGTAATCTGGCTCTTACATCAGCTGCATTATAGTTAAAGTCATAAGCACCTTGATATCTTGATTCTAGTTTTACAATGTGGTATTTACCTGTATGTCTTAAGAAATATCTTTGATTTTCCCACTCTTCACCTCTACGTCTTTCTTTTTCAAAGTGAAATAAATATTCCCAACCTTGAACGGCAGAAGTAGGAGCTATAAGTGCATTTTGTCTTTCTATATTTTGATCTCCAGTCCAAAAATTACCTGGTTTTCTTTCATAACCAAATCTACCTAATTTACGGATACCAAATCCAATTCTATAATCTGATGGGAAATATTCAGTAACATCTTCAACTATTGGTACATCGTATAATCCTGCACCCTCCGGTTGTCTAATTAAATACTTTTTATCTGAAGATTCATATGGTGCTCTGTAGTCACCTGCTCCATAAACTGTAGCGTATTTAAAAAAGTCATTATAAAATTCTTTGAAGAAATTTTTCTTTGGCTTTTCTTCTTGCGCATTAAGAGGGAAAGCAAACAGTAAGGCAACAATTAATATTAATATCCTCATATTATTATCTTATTATATTTGATAATAAATATGACAGGATATTTTTAGATTTATCTATCCGTCACAGGAAATGCAATCTGCCTGGCGACTTCCTAAATCTCCTTTAATTACTGAATCGGTTCGCAAGTAATAGAAAGTTTTTACACCTAACTTCCAACCTTCCATATGCACTTGATTAATCCATTTAGGTGAGTCATTGGGGTCAAATGATAAATTTAATGATTGTGTTTGATCTATATACTTTTGTCTTTCAGCCGCTTGTTTAACTAGTTCTAACTGAT